GTGCAAAACTGCATAAAAATTCTGGTAGGAACAATACCAAGGGTGATGCTAGTTGGCACAACTACGTTCTTGATTTTAAGGAATTTACCAAGTCATTTAGCATCACTCAAAATGTTTGGGCAAAGGTTGTTACAGACACGTTAAGGGTTGACAAACATAAGTCTCCTGCGATATGCTTAATCCTTGATGGAAAAACAAGATTAGCAATAATTGAATGGTCTGAATTTGAAAGGTTGGTTGAAAATGACAACAACACTTGAGCAGATCAATGATCTGTATGAAATAGCAGAGTATATGAATGATCCAGAGTTAACTTCTGCATTAGAGTTTATTGCCAAGGTTATCTTTAAGCCAGACATTCCACCACAGGTTGCCACCATAGAGATTGTTAGGATGCAAGCAATTGCAGCAAAACTTCAAATGAGAGCAACTTGGATGGCAAATGTAGACAAGAGTAATAGGGATAAAAAAAATATCTATTACACCGCAGCAGCAGAAATAGACAAGGTTGTTGCCGCATTAAAATTTCTATTAAAGTAGGGTACAATTGTGTTTTACAAACAAAGGAAAATAATGGCTAAAAACTTTTTAAAGCAGGTAATGGATAAACAACCAGAAGGAGCAATAGATACTAAAGCATTTATTGAAAAGATTGAGTCTGGTTATATAGCAGGGAAGGGGCAGCCAGAATTCAAAACAAAAAAGACTTTCAGCCCATCTTCCCTTGTGTATGGTAATGGTGCATGTCCCAGATATTGGTGGCTGGCATTTACTGGAACAGAATTTGTTGACGATCATGATCCATATGCGGTAGCAAATATGAGTTCTGGAACAATGAGTCATGAAAGAATTCAAAAGGCTATTGAAGATGCTGGAATGATGGTTGAGAAAGAAAAAAGAATCATCACTCAAGATCCACCAATCTTTGGATTTGCAGATGCAGTAGTTCAATGGGGCGAAGAACAGCCGGTAGTTGAAATCAAGACAATGAGAGATGAAGCCTTTGCCTACAGAAAGTATGCAAAGCCACCAAACTATCACCTTATGCAACTTGTCATTTACATGAAGGTTCTTGGGAAAAAGTTAGGCATCCTTCTATATGAAAATAAGAACTCTCACGAACTCCATGCTATTACTGTTGAGCCTACGCCAGAACTTATTGCTTGGGCAGACTATGCATTTGATTGGATGAGAAAAGTTCGATCACAATGGGAGAATGAGGAGATTCCTCAAAAAACCTATCGGTCTAACTCAAAGGTATGCAAGGGATGTCCTGTATCAGCAGCATGTGCCCTTGCTCCAAAGGGTAAGGATAAAATCCAACCCTTGGAGTATCTTGCATGAAAACTTGCAACTGGTGTGGCAATAACTTTGTGCCAAACGTTAACTATCAAATTTATTGCTCATCAGAATGCAGGGAACTTTCTACTAAGGAAAAGGTAAGTGAGAGACAAAGAAGTAAAAAGAGACAGTCTTTTATGGGAAAGAAAAGATATTGTTCTGCTGGATGCGGCACTATTCTATCTATTTATAACTCCAAAAAACGCTGTAACCAATGTAATGTTGATATAAATAAAATTGACAAGGCATTGAAACAACTTAAAGGAATAATAGATTATGAAAGAATTGACGACTAGACCCAATAACTTTATGAGTATTGATGCCAGCACTAACAGTCTAGCGTTTGCATACTTCTATGAAGAAAAGTTAAAAAGTTATGGAAAGATTAAATATTTTGGAAGCGATATCTATGAAAAGATTATTGATACTGCGTACAAAACAAAAGCATTCTTTGAAAACTTTGAGAATGTAGATTACATGGTAATAGAACAAGTGATCTATATGAATTCACCAAAGACCGCTGCAAATCTCGCTATGAGTCATGGTGCCTTAGTTGCTGCCGCTGGAATAGCGGGTATAAGTCATGTGGCAAGTGTTAGCCCCATGCAATGGCAGAATTGGTCAGGGAATAAAAGATTGACCGCAGATGAAAAAGAAAAAATTCGCAACGCAAATCCAGACAAATCTGCTTCTTGGTATAAGACTCAAGAAAGATTATTTCGTAAACAAAAAACAATAAGGTTTGTCAATGAAAAGTTCAATGTAAAAATTGATGATGACGACGTAGCAGATGCTGTTTGCATTGGCGCATGGAGTCTTGACAATTGGGGAAAGGTGTTCTAGAATATGGCTAAGAACATGGGGCTTCATCACTCTGAAGCATTTTTAAAAAAAAGATTACACTTAGACAAAAAGACACCAGAGGAGATTGCAAAAGAATGCAACGTGAGTCTACAAATCATATACCGACAAATGAAAAAGTTTGGTCTAAAGAAATGAAAGATATGGTAAATCACCCACCGCATTACACAAGTGATAGGTCTGGCGTAGAGTGTATAGAAATCACTCGTCATAGAAATTTTAATGTTGGAAACGCCATTAAATATCTTTGGAGGGCAGGAATAAAGGATGATGCCAAGCAAATTGAAGACTTAAAAAAGGCTATTTTTTACATTAATGATGAAATAAATAGACTAGAAAGTCTATAAATTGTGTGATTCATTTCACATCTCCCCTATAAACCATTGGCAATAGGGCATAATTTGTGTTATGCTAGATAACTGTTGCCGCCGCAAGGAGGAATCAAATGACGAAAACAAAACTGGTAGGAGGAATTATGGTTAGCATTATGGCAGTAACTTTGGTTACCGCTTCTGCTAATGCTGCTTCAACCGAACAGGTGTATGCTAAGTCAAATGCACCTATTGCGACGGAGGCTTTTATGAATAAGCCTGTCGTAAAGATGGCTGTTCAAAAGCCAAAGAATACCTGTAAAAACTGGCTTGTTAGGGAACTAAAAGAGGCAGGATTTAAAGGGAAAGGATTGAAGATCGCTTGGTCCATTGCTATGAGAGAGAGTGGAGGAAAGGCTAACGCCATTTCCTCTACAGGAGACTATGGAGTTTTTCAGTTCAATCGCGCAGCGTGGGGAGGGCAGCCTTGGTGGAATACATCAAAGATGCTCACACGCAATTACAATATCATGATTGCGTATAACATTTCGCAGCATGGTAAGACTTTTTATCCTTGGGATATTGATGGTCGTGGAAATCACAAGGGCGCATATACATCTGCGTCTGTGTACAATAAATACAAGTCGTGGTATAACAAGTATCCGACAAACTGTAAGTAGTAGATGGCGGGGTAGGAAACCAAATTCAAATAGGTGGCAACAATCCTACCTCGCCACTGCTATACTAGTGGCACTATGATAGATATTATTGAACACATGGAGGAAGTAAACAAGGTAGCCTCCGAATACATAAAAGGATTTAATGAGACTGAGATATCAAAAGAACTTGATATACCAAGAGCCAGAGTCTCCTCTCTTCTGAGAGAATGGAAGACAATGGCATCCAACTCAGAAGCCGTTAGATCAAGGGCGAGAGAAGCCCTTGCTGGAGCAGATCAGCATTATAGTAAGTTGATTAAGCAGGCTTATGAGATTATTGAAGATGCCAATACCCAAGGCAGCCTATCAGCAAAAAATAATGCAATTAAACTTATCTTGGATATTGAATCTAAAAGAATAGACATGCTTCAAAAAGCGGGACTCTTAGAAAACAAGGAACTGTCAGATCAGTTATTGGAAACAGAAAGAAAGCAAGAACTCCTCATGAGAATTCTTACAGAGGTGTCAGGAAAATGTCCTACTTGTAAGTTAAAGGTTCTTAATCGTCTTTCTGAGGTATCTGGTCCAAATGGAGAGGCAGTAGTTATTCATGAATCTTGATTGGTCAGAATTTCTTAGCGCCCTTGACGAGTCACCATTTGAAGAAACTCCAGTAGACCTTGACACCTTTCTTCACGATCCTCAATATTTAGACCAGCCAGAACTTTCACAGATTCAAAGGGATCTTGTAGAGGCTATGAGTCAGATCTATAAGGAAGATGACCTCATTAGTTTTATGGGGTATGAAGAAGGAAAGTCCCATTTTAAAAAATATACCAAGGCTGAAGTACTTCTGCAACTTGGCAAGGGATCTGGAAAAGATCATACCTCCACCATTGGTTGTGCCTATTTAGTATACAAACTTCTTTGCTTGAAAGATCCTGCAAGATACTTTGGCAAGCCACCTGGTGATGCCATTGATATTATCAACGTAGCGGTAAACGCTCAACAGGCAAAGAACGTATTCTTCAAGGGATTCAAGAATAAGATTGCTCGTTCTCCTTGGTTTGCAGGTAAGTATGATGCCAAGGCAGACAGCATTGAATTTGATAAAGCGATTACAGTTTACTCTGGTCACTCTGAAAGAGAAGGCCATGAAGGGTTGAACTTGATTCTTGCTATTCTTGATGAGATTTCTGGTTTTGCTCAAGACTCATCATCAGGAAATGAAAATGCCAAGACTGGTGATGCTATCTATAAAGCATTCCGTGCTTCAGTAGACTCTAGATTCCCAGACTTTGGCAAGGTAATTCTTCTTTCATTCCCCCGCTATCCAGGAGATTTTATCTCCAAGAGATATGACGAGGTAGTTGCTGAAAAAGACGTTGAGCATAAATCACACACTTTCGTAATCAACGAAGAACTTCCACACGATTCTATAGATAATCAGTTTACAATTGAGTGGACAGAAGATCATATAATATCCTATAAATATCCTGGGGTGTATGCAATTAAGCGTACAACTTGGGATGCAAACCCAACAAGAAGGATTGAAGACTTCAAGATAGCATTCATGACAGACAACGCAGATGCCATGCAACGCTTTGCCTGTATGCCATCGTTCTCATCAGACGCATTCTTCAAGGACAAGAGCGTACTTGAACGAGCAATGTGCCTGCACAATCCCATTGATCAGTCCAAGAGAATTGAGCCAGTGTGGCAGCCACAGGAAGATATAAGATATTACCTTCATGCTGACCTTGCACAGAAACATGATAAGTGTGCAGTTGCAATTGCTCATGTGGACAAGTGGGTTCAAGTTAGAACCTTTAACGATTATACCCAGATACATCCGTTTATTATTGTTGATGCAATTGTTTGGTGGGAGCCTAGGAAAGAAGGTCCAGTTAACCTATCTGAAGTAAAGGATTGGATTGTTAACTTTAGAAGACAGGGATTCCAACTGGGTCTTGTGACATTTGACAGATGGCAGTCGTTTGATATTCAACAAGAACTTAAGTCTGTTGGGATAAAAACTGATACGCTGTCTGTGGGGAAAAAGCACTACGAAGACCTCGCAATGCTTTATTACGAGAACAGAGTTCTAATGCCCCACATAGATATTCTCTTACAGGAAATGAGCGAGTTAAAAATCATTAACGACAGGAAAGTCGATCACCCAAGAAAAGGCTCTAAGGATCTCTCAGATGCCGTTACAGGGGCGGTATATAATGCAATAGCCCACACTCCTCGTAATCTTAATCAAGAGATTGAAATCCATGACTGGAAATCAATAAATAAAAAGCATAATCAAGATGAGAATGACAATAAAAGGTGGGAACCAGAAGAAATGCCTGATGATATTGCCAACTTCCTTGACTCATTCAATATGCTGTAGTATACTTTTCATAACAGAAAGGTCACATGATGGTCACATCATTTCTCGTAGCAACATTAATGCTGTTTATGTTTAATCTATTAATAGCACTGATTTCCATAGGAAATCAATATGGAAGCAGACAAGAGATCAAAGTACCACAATTAATGATTCCATTACTAGTTCTAGTATTTATTAGTTGGAACATACTGGCCTTGGCTTCATACTAGGGCTTAAGCGTCACGGCTGGCTGGTGGTCAGATGGTGTCTTATATACATCCTAGAGTTGGGTTCAATCCCCAAGTGACGTACAAGAAGAGAGTATAATATAGTTATGCCATATAACGTACAAAGATCAGGATCAAGATATGAAGTAGTGCAAAGCCAAACTGGAAGAGTCGTTGGAACTCACCCAACAAAAGAGGAGGCCAATGCACAACTAGGAGCATTGTATGCAAATGTTCGGGATGCAAAAAAGTCTGATGACTTTTCTTCAGAACCATATCCTGATCGTAATTCAGCATATGATATTGCAGCAATAGCATATAGAACACCAAGTGGAATAACTAATGTTGATACGATAAACAGACTTAAAGAAATAATAAATGGATCTAATAGTAATAGAAATCCACAAAAAGCAGAACAGCCAACGCAAGATACTTGGATGGGACACTTTTTTCCAAGGAGGATGTAATGTTAACAATATTAATAACCGTTCCGTGGGTATTGACAGTAGCATCACTTTTGTATATAATATTGAAAAGAAGTACAGTAAGTGTTGACGATGAATATGAAAGCATGGATCTTGAAGAAGATGAAGAGCGACATATAATTCGTGCTGCCATATATGATACTAAGGCATTTTGGGTACACGACAACATATTCTATGAGTCAGATGTTACTAGAGAACCAGATTGGTCAACAGCAAGACCAATTGATACAATGAAGTTATCAGAAAAATCTTTAAGCAATTTGTTAAAAATTCTTGATGATCTAAAGAAAAGTGAAATGGAGCAGTAATGAATGTAGCAGTGCAAGGAACAAAAAGTTTTATTGACTACAACGTATTCATGCGTGCAATGGGAGTGGCGTTATCCTCTGTTGTATCTGGTGATGAGTTTAATGTTTATACTGTTGGACCAGCACAAATAAATTCATTTACCTCTGAATTTTGCAATATGTCAGAAGATGGATTAAGGCGACGCGGAATAAAGATTAGATTCTTTAAGGTTCCAGTATCATACATTCAAGAACATGCCAAAACATTCGATTATTTTGCTTTTCTTTCTGCCCCTAAAGAGCGACCGTCAAGTTTGGTTAGTTACATGGATCTTATGGGAGTAGAAACAGGCATCTTTAGATATTAGGATACAATATGCTCTCAAAAAGAGATACTGCATATCTTAGTGTTGCCAGATATTGTGCAACAAAATCAGTTGCTAGAAATACTCATGGAGCCGTTGTAGTCAAGGGCGGCAGGGTATTGGGGACTGGATGGAATAAGAACAGGAATAACCCTACAAAGGTTTCTCCAGAACACATTAAGACCGAATGCTCATACCATGCAGAAGAAGTTGCAATTCGTGAAGCGGGTCGTGACAATGTTCGTGGGGCTATAATCTATGTGGCAAGAATAGGTAAAAATGGTAGCGATAGAGATAGCAAGCCTTGTTCAAATTGCGCTGCTCTTATTGAGCAAGTAGGAATTAAGCGAGTTATCTTTACATCTCAATAGGAGAATATAATGATTGTAACTAATTTAGAGCAAATGGAAGATATTGTTTCATCACGAAAAGATTTGTCTTGGGATGGATGGAACGTAGTAAAGCATAGTGTCAGCAATAATGCTATGTATTCAGTTGATGGAGAGTTTAAAAATGGTAAGTGGATGAAGAAAAGAGTGTTTCCTCTTACAGAAACTGGATGGAATATTTCAATCGTAGCAGGGAAACATAATGCACAGTTGGAAAAGTGATGCCAAATGCTTAGGAAAAGATACAAACTTATTCTTTGATAAGTACGAAGAGGACAAGGCCATAGCAAAAAGAGTAGATACTTTTTGTCAATCGTGCAAAATGAATAGGCTATGTTTTTCTACTGGATTTTCTGGTAAGGAGTGGGGAGTTTGGGGCGGTGTTTATCTAAAAGATGGTAAAATAGATAAGGAACTAAATTCCCATAAGACAAAAGAAGATTGGTCCAACACTTGGGAATCTTTAACTACGGAGATAAATTAATGTATACACCAGAGATTGCAATGGCTATAAGGGCAGTTAGAATTCCAGTAGACATGTCTGTTGACATAGTTGATTATGGGAAATACCTTGGTATTAGATTTTACGAAAGCGAGTGGCAGCACATTAGTGAATATGAAAGAACTAAGATGGCTGCTTATTTTGAATTAATTAGAAGGATCATTAAGAGTAAGGGTCTTGAGTCAACTCTAGATCCTGTTTACGATAGGCCCGGAATTCAGGTATTGTCATGAGTATATTTATTTCAATTGCTGGATACCGTGATACGGAGTTACCTAAAACGATAAGAAGTCTATATGATAATGCTGATAATCCTGATGAACTTATTTTTGGTATCGTTTCACAGGATGTTAAAAAAGGTCACCCAAATGTTGAATGGCTTGGAGATCAAGTAAGAATTAATAGAATGCACGCAAGAGATGCAAGAGGTGCTGGTTTCGCAAGAAAAATAGCAATGGAAATGTATCAAGACGAAGACTATTTTTTTCAAGTAGACTCTCATATGAAATTTATTAAAGGTTGGGATACTAAATTAAAAAATATGCTTTTAGAGTCTCAACAATTGGCTAATAATAAAAAAATTATTCTTAGTCAATTTCCTGCACCATATACTATATTTACAGATGGAACATATTTTTATCCAAAAGGAGATCAATATTTTTGGGATGATGTTTCTTGGACAAGTGTAGTAAATACTTGGAGTGCCGTTTGGGCGGGTAACAGAGAAGTAATGGAAGACAAGACAAAGCCCATGAAATCTCACACCATTCTTGCTGGATTGCTTTTTACTATTGGAGATTTTGTAAAAGAAATTCCATATGATGAAAGAATATGCTTTATGGGTGAAGAATTGTGTATTGCAATTAGAGCCTATACTAGAGGTTGGGAGATATACGCACCTAACGAAATGGTGTGTTGGCATTTCTATAAGCGTGAGGATAGGCCCAAGGTATGGAATGATAATACTTATGGAAGATCTTGGACAGATCTTGAAATGAAATCTCAAAGAATTCAAAAAAATGTTATTCTTGGTGTTGAGCAAGGTATTTATGGAATAGGAGATTACGATAAATACGTTGAATATCAAGAAATGATTGGTATAAACTTTGCTGAATTTTATGAAAAAGATATGGATCGTAAACTTAATTTAGGATTATTTACTCAAGAGACTATTTTTGATGAAAATTTCAATATGATTGAAATATCAATAACTGGGTACTGTAATTCTGGTCTTCACAAAGAATGTTTTGCAAGAGAAAATTGTCAATGTATTTGTCACGAAGGAGAAAATAATGTCTGAGAATAATGATAGATTAATTAGCAACATGAACGCCGCATCTAGTAACATCAGAAAGATTATTTCTGGCAAGGGTGGGGATGGTGCAGAGAAGAAGTATGGTCAAGCATATCAGGAATTAGTTAAGGTTGGACTAAGGCCACAACTAAGGAAGAGATATCGTTAATGGATATCTGCTTGACAGTATTAACTGATGGAAGAAAACAATACATAGAGAGAGCAATTCCTTCTTGGATGGAACAATATGATTCATTAATATCAAATAAATTTATCATAGATGATTCTGGACAAAAAGATTATCGTGCTTGGCTAAAAGACTATTTTCCATCATTTACTATTATTCCAGTTGGATCATCAAGATGCGGCTATAGTCTTGCGATGAGTAAAGTTTTCTCTACTATCTTAGAGTCAAAGAAAAAGTATGTATTGCACCTTGAAGATGATTTTATTTTAAACAAACCAATATCGCTAGAGAACATGATAAGCGTTTTAGATAAAAACCCTCTAGTGTCTCAAATGTCCATTATGAGACAGCCTTGGTTTGCAAATGAAAAAAAATGTGGTGGAGTTGTTGAAGCATTGGAACAACAAGGTAACACTGATTTTAAAAATATGAATACTGACGGGCATGAATGGGTACAGCATTTATCATTCTGGACATGCAATCCAAGCATCTTTCCTTCATGGGTTGCAGAGATAGGCTGGCCTGAAGCCCCTTGGTCAGAAATGAAATTTGGTCAGAATCTATCTGCCAAAAATAAAGTTTTTGGAATTTGGGGGAATAGAAATGACTGGGTTTGTGTAGAGCATATAGGAGAAGAGAGAAGTGGAACAGAATATTAAGGTAGCCGTAGTTATCCCTTGGCTATCAAAGGAAAATCGTGTTTACTCTTACAACATCGTGGTGGACTGGTACAGGAATCATCTACCAGATGCCACTATTATTTCGGCATATGATGGTCGTATGCCATTCTGCTTATCTGGTAGTCGCAATGTCGGGGTAAAGCAGGCGCAGGAAGAAGGGGCAGAGGTTGTTATCATTAATGATGCCGATACCCTTCCACAGATAGAATCATTGCTTGAAGCAATTAAGTATGCAAAGGATAATTCTTGCTGTGTTCTTCCTTACGATGAGTATAGGTCTTTAAGAGAGGACGGCACAAAGGAATATCTAAGGGGTATTCCTTTAGAGATGTGCAATTATTTTGAGGTTTCTAATGCCTGCTCTGGTTGCTACGTCACAACACCAGAAACTTGGTGGTCGCATTATGGTCAAGACGAAAGATTCCGTGGTTGGGGATTTGAAGATTCTGCTTGGTTTGCCGCTCACTCTACATTATTAGATCGTCAACCTCATAGAATAAAGGGATGTGTATTTTCTTTTCATCATGATGGAGAAATAAAGACAGGTCCACAATACGAAGCAAATGCAGCATTATGCTATAACTATTTAAAATCTAATGGCGATAAGGAAAAGATGAAGGATCTTGCCTCTCAAGGCTTGTGGATTGAGAATTGATGGTATAATAAAATTATGAATGAAGAATTAGTAAGTGCATTAAAAGAAGTCTTATCAGATTCTTATTCCTTATATTTTAAATCTAAAGGTTATCATTGGAATGTAGAAGGCATTTATTTTATTCAATTTCATGAATTATTTGGAGACATTGCTGATGATGCATACTCCGCAACAGATCCTTTGGCAGAGTACATTCGTGCATTACAGGCGTATGCTCCATTCAAGATGAGTAGATTCTTAGAGATGACTTCAGTTAGAGAAACTGAGGTGGGTTCTGATTGCCACATGATGCTTGCAGATCTTCTCATGTCTACTGAGCAGATTACGATGTGTGTTAATCGTGCTCTTACCCTTGCTATTGAAAGCAATGAGCAAGGTATTGCAAACTTCCTCGCTGATCGTGATAGCCAGCACAAGAAATATGCTTGGCAATTGCGTTCCTCACTTAAGTAAGGAATTGTCTCATGTACGTTGTAAAATTTAACAGAGATTCAATTTTCTGGATAGTGACTATATTTGAAAAACGTTGGTCTGAATCAATGAATTCAAATGAATTAATTGAAATAAACAGGAAAGTATTTATATTCCATTCTAGTGGATATCGTTGGATTAATTCAGAAATGTCTAGAATATTATTTGAACAACATAAATTGGAGATAGTTAATGGATGAAATAGATACGATAACTCAAACTCTTAATGGAGTTATTCAGAGGCACATTAAATCAATACATGCATATGAAATAGAGATAACTAATATGATGGCAGAAATTATTAGATTACAAAAAACAGTATCTAAACTTGAAGAGGTATCAGAAATCAAGGAAGATGCAAAGTTAATTAAAAAATAATATTTAGTGGTAAAATAAATGTATGAGCAATGAATACAATGATGATTTTGAAGAATCAAGCATATATGTGTGCATAACACATCAACAGGTTCTTCCATGTGAAACTGGAAAGTATCATCTTGTATCAAATTGGATTGCAGATGTACACAAAATATTAAAAATAATGGAGGATTCATGAGTTGGAAGTTAGTGGCTGGAGGCGAAACCTTAAGAAGTCAAGTAAATGATCGCTGGCCTAATAGAGATAAACGTAGCGATGGAACCAAGGGTGATGCTGCCCACGCAGCCAGAGTCAGTGATCATAATCCAGATAGCAAGGGTATAGTTCATGCCTTGGATATAGACGAGGATCTAAAGGGATCTAATAACGACAATATATGGTTTTCAGATCAACTAATTGCATATGCTAGAGGAAAAAAGCCTGGATCGGAAAGATTAAAGAATGTAGTGTATGAAAATAGGGTTGCATCAGGAACATACTCCACCAACTATTGGACATGGAGAAATGGAAACTATGGTCATGATATTCATATGCACATATCTTTTTCCAATAAGGGTGAGACTGACGGCATGAAGTTTAACATCCCCATTCTTATGAGTAAGGGTAATCAGTGGGATGGAGCGGTTCCATTTTTTGACATACTTCTAGATGCATCAATTAACAATTCAATAAATAAAGCAACTTGGAGACTTGCTTGCAGGCTTGCAGAATTAGGATTCTTTGAGGGTCCAGTACAGCCAGACGGCAAGCAGGGTTTCCCATCCAAGGCAATCAAAAATATGCAGGACTATATGGGATGGGAAAGAGTTACATACAATGCAAAAATTCACAAGACCATTTGGAAAGAACTCACCCTTTCACATAAAGAACCTTGATGGTGATGATACTCACAGCCATTTTGTTTGACTAACAAACAAATTACTGATAAAATTGAGTATCACCCAAAAGGAGGTATTTATATGAAAGCAATTACAAATTTGTTTTCTAGAATGTTTAAGTCTTATAACAATGAGATGATAAGCATTCATAGAGAGTGGGACAGACAGCGAGCAAGATCCATGTCCCCTGCTGAAACAGCAGAAATTGATGCAATCTTTTCAAGGAATTTATGATATAATTGCTGTATGAAAAAATGTAGTAAATGCAAAAATGCTAAGCCATCCTCCTGCTTTTCAAAGAATAAAGGCAGAAAGGATGGCTTTCATAATATATGCAAAGATTGTGTAAAAGAGTATAACAGTATAAATAAAGATCATAGAAAAGAATATCGCATAAAAAATAAAGCAATTTACAGTGAGTGGAATAAAAATAATCCAGAATATCAAAAGTCTTGGAGAATCAATAATAAAGATAAAATAAAAAAATATCTTGAAAAAGAAGATGTCAAGCAAAAAAGAAGAGAATATCAAAGAACTTCAGAACAAAAAGCAATGCATAGGTTAAGACAACAAAAAAGAAGGGCACGAATAGAAGAAATAGATATAAGGTGTATTTCTAAAAAAGATATAAATAAAATAATGTCTTCTTCATGTGCATTCTGTATGTCAACAAAAAACATAAATATGGATCATATTATTCCAGTTATTTTAGGTGGAAGACATTCGATAGGAAATTTGCAACCATTGTGTAAATCTTGCAATAGCAGAAAAAAGGATATGCTGTATTTTGCATTCAAGGTTAAGTATGCTTGACAGTCCCACCCTTAAGGTATATGCTTTAAGGGTGGGTTCGTCATTTCTAGCGATTGGAATAATATGCAAACGTTCGTGCCTTTTAATGATATGAAATTGTCTGCTTTTGCATTGGACAGTAAGCGCCTCAACAAGCAGTTGCTTGAAGGGCGACAGATCTACAACATTCTTGTCTCAGGTAAGCAGAAGGGGGCTTGGGTGCGGCATCCAGCAGTACTTATGTGGAAGCACTACGACATGGCCCTTCTAGAATATTTGCGTGCAATCAAGGATGAATGCGTTACTCGCGGTATTCAGACTGAAAAGAACTGGAACGCTATCATGGAGATTGATGAGCGTAATTGGAATCGTGGCAGCAACGTGATCATGCCTCCTTGGTGGAATGATGAGCGGGTACATGAATCACATCGTAATAACCTTTATGTCAAGGATAGTGTTTACTATACGATCTTCAGTGATGCAAAGCGTGTAACGTGTTGTGATAGTTGTAATTACTTCTGGCCTGGTCATACCCTCTGGTACAACGCAGAACTATTGAGCAATGCAGTATAATTAGTCACATGTTATTTGGAAACAATGTCCTTGGCCCCATGCCACCAGAAGGACCAATAAGATTATGGGATGCTGGTGTAGTGTGGGCTGACTTAGAAAAACAAAAAGGTGTTTGGGATTGGTCCAAGTTAGATGGATTAATAAATCTAGCGGGGACGCGATCAATAACTCTTGTTCTAGGTCACCCACCAGCATGGGCAGCAAAGGGTGGACCAGACGGCAAGCAGGCCGCTTGGATGCCAGCAGGAAGCAACAGACCCCCCATTACAGCCATTGCTTGGCGAAGGTACATCACAGAAGTCGTGACCAGATACAGGGGAAGAATTAATAATTACCAAATCTGGAATGAGCCTGTTGATAAGAGATTTTATTCGGGGGAACTAAGTGAGTTGGCTACCATAACAAAGAACGCCTATACACTTATTAAGAAGTTAGATCCTAAAGCAAAGGTTCTTTCTCCTCCCCTGCAACCAAGGAAGCAGGCTGCTTGGAACACAAAGGGGAAGATTCTAATAAAAGAATTAAAAAGTGCTGGATTCCCATTCGATGTGTACACAATGCACATCTATCCACAAAAAGACGAGGGTATAGAGGGATTCGTAAGAGACTGCAAGGCAGTACAGAATGCAATAGCCACATGCCCTAAGAAACCTCTATGGATAACAGAGTTTAATTATAATTTAGGCGGTACAGGAAATCCATATCCTATTGCTCAACAAAATAAATTAATCATAGAAACAGAGAAAGCCTGTAAGATGCTTGGTATACCTAGGGCTTTTTGGTATGCCTTTGAATATAACAACCCCGCATTAATAGCAATAACAAACACTTGACAATAAGATTGTCAACATGTACAATATAAATATACAATGCGGCTATGGTGTAGTGGTAACATAAGACTCTTCCAAAGTTTTGTCGTCGGTTCGAATCCGTCTAGCCGCTCCAACCCCTCGTAGTTCAGTGGATAGAACGCGAAACTTCTAATTTCGATGTCGCAAGTTCGACTCTTGCCGAGGGGACTCAAAAGTTTGATACAATATAAGTGCTTATCACCTCTGACACGATCATGTGATAGGCACTAACTACTTATGGGAAAGTTTGGTAATCCGCTTCATTTGGGATGAAGAGAGCGCAGGTTCAACTCCTGCTAAGTAGACGTAACAATGTACGGGCATTAGTAGACTGGTTTAGCACGTTACCCTGATAAGGTGAAGAAGGTGGTTCAATTCCATCATGCCCGACGTTAGCACGCAAGAGTACGCCAATAGTTACCTAATCAGATAAGGATTAGCGTACTCTCAAGGGGATATGGTGAAATGGTATCACAGTTGCTTTGCAAGCAATCATTCAGGGTTCGAATCCCTGTTTCTCCACGGTGACAGTAGTGTATGGGATGGCACAGCAAACTGTGGCTTTGCTAGACAGGGTTCGACTCCCTGCTGTCACACCACACCTCCGTAACTCAGTTTGGATAGAGTATCACGCTACGAACGTGAAAGCCATAGGTTCAAATCCTATCGGGGGTACGCAAGATTAATGCTATATAATAAAGAAGGTGAGAATATGAGTAGCGTATTAATATTGAATGCAGGTTATGAACCTCTTCACAGAGTGAGCATTAAGCACGCTATTCGTATGCTTGTCAGAGAAGTTGCAGTAGTTGAAGAATCATTAGATGATAAAACAATAGGACACTTTCCATTTCCTTTAGTTTTAAGGTTAGTTAGATATGTTAAGTTAAATTGGAGATCATCAACTCCTAAGTGGTCAAAGAGAAGGTTGCTTGAGAGAGACAACTTCTGCTGTGGATACTGCGGAAAGCAGGCTACAACAGTCGATCACATAGTTCCTCGTGTTGATGGAGGAGAAACAACTTGGCTCAACACTGTGTCAGCATGTCTACGTTGCAATGGTAAAAAGGGTTCAAAGAGTATTGAAAAAAGCGGAATGAAATTAAC